AAACATTTCTGGGAGTCCTTGTACTACGGATCTGAACACCACCAACGCCGCTTTCGTGGAATATGTGGCCCGAAGGAGGATTGGTCAGGAGCCCTTGGCTGCCTACGACCACCTCGGGTTGTACTTTGGTGACGATTCCTTGTTTTCTGCGGCTATCGAGACTGCTGTCTTGAAGGCTGCTACAGACACAGGAATGGTCATGACGATTGAGGAAGAGCCGGTGGGCTCACCCACTGGGAGGTGTGTGTTTCTGTCCCGGGTTTACCCGGACATCGAGACCACCCTCCACAGCTACCCGTGCATTGTGAGAGCCTTGTCAAAGCTCGTCACTGCGACTGTGCACAAAGGGAGCAAGTCAGAAGACTTGGGGATCTACCGTAAGTTGAAAGGACAGGCTGCGGCTATGATCGATGGGCATGTCCCTGTCCTCGGTCCGTTCGCACGCTTGTTAGAGAACAGTTGGAAGGGAGAGGATGCTGGGGCTGTGAAGCGGATCGTGAATAACGACCGTGAGCTCCGCTACAAGCTATCAACCACTGCCCCGAGAACTGAACTCTCGCCGATGGAACACGACCTCTTCGTTTCCAGCATCGGCAGGGACCTGTCGACACCACCGGAGGAAATATCAAGGATCCACAACGCTATGAGTGTGGCCAAGAAACTTTCCGACGTGCACCATCTAAAGCTTGAGGGCCATGAGGTGAAACTGCCTTCTTGGGCAGTGTGGGCCGACAGCTCTAGTCTCCCAATCAATAAATAACGTGGAGTGCCACAGTTAACAAATAAGTTGTCTTACAACACCAATAAGCGAATGGTCCGAGTAGCCAATCGCAAGACTGGAAGGTCGAAGAAGGGCCCTAAGAGACCCGCAGCGCGCCAGAAGCGCTCTGCCCCTAAACTGGGCAGTGCCCTGGACGCGGCCGGTCTCGCCCACGCGCGAATGCTTGCTGATCCTTGCAATGCTCTAATGGCGCCCCCTTGTTACTCAGGAATGGGAACAGGGGAGTACCGTAGGTTTCGCAAGATCATTAATGTTCCTCTAGCAGTAGAAGGAAGCTATTCGTTTGTCCCTGGCGCCAATTTCTTTCTCGTCGCAACTCATATCGCAGGCAACGCAGGCAGCGATTACACGTTCAACGGCTACCAACTGTTCCCTACCGATCAGCTTGGCAGCAGAACTGAGAGTCGTTGCATCGCCGCTTGCGTAAAGGTCCGGTACACCGGAACCGAGTCCGAGAGGAAAGGCGTCATCGGTTTGCGGACTAGCCCTTTTAGTTATAACTACCCG